TCGTGCCAGTCAATGCAGCCCGTGCATAATCCCGTGGGTGCAAGACAAAATCCTGCTCAGGATTCTCCGCAATGTTGCGGCAGTGCAGATAGCGACCAGAGACAACCAAACCGCAAGCTTCGGCAGGCAATAGCTCTACGGCGTGGCGCTCGAACTCACATCTGAAGTCGGGCACCAGGGAAGCCTCCAAACGGCAGATTTCCAGAGGTAAAGCGCAAGGCACAGCTGGTGTACCGCTTGCCGCACTGATCGTTAGCTGCCGTGGTGCTGTTGTCGTTCACGTCAAAATATCGCTTGCCTCGATAGCCGCATTCACTGCCGCGATACTTCCAAGGGCAATGCTCAAGCACCTGACGGCGGGGAAGGGCAAGGTTTAACAGATCCAGCTTGCTGGTCAGCTCAAACTCAACCAGCTCTGGATTTTCTTGGGAAACGCGATCGATGTACCAGATTTCGTCCTCAAATTTGGCGGTTGGGTCTGCTGTTGCATTGCCGCCGCTGAAGTTGACAGCATCAAGAAACTTTTTGCAGGTGCGAATCCGCGTCACCTTTGCCTGCAACGGGTTGTAGAGAACCAGCAATGCGGAAATGGCGCTATTGGCGTTTGCGACACGCATTGTCGGGCGCGGCAAGGTGCCCTTAGTTGTCATCTCAAAGCCTTCAACCTCAATCGGTGTTGCGGCGTAGGTGATGCCATTGAACACGATGTCCGCCGTCAGTTCATTCGTGCCAGCGTGATAGTAAAACGTGGTATCGACGCCATTAACAGCGAGAGTCAGTTCCATCTGGAACAGCTCGATGATTGCCGATGGCTCAAGCTTGTAGAGCTGCTCTTGGATTGACTGCGGAACGGTCATGGCTCAAATACCTGCCGAAATGTTGCTGTAACTGTCGAGATATTTGGGTTGGTTAATTCCTTGGACCACTCGGAACACACCCATATGTATTCGGTCGTATCGTCCGGCGGAGTCCACTCAAACGTTTCAACGCCAGCCCTGGCATTCAAGAAGTTTTCAAGCGTATCTGCATCAGTCTCGCTTAGGTTTTCCCACGTCATATCCCACGTTTTAGGATTTTGGTTCAGTCCAAATGTTGTACGTTGCTCATACCCTGAACCGAATTGCGCTATGCGGACATTCGGTTTGCTTCTTTTAGAGATGCCGTAAGTCGGGGCAATATCAGGGAGAGTAGCCATTATGCGAGCAAGCCTCCTGGTCGTTGTTGATTGATTAGCTCAGCTCGGACAGCTGCGCCGATAGCTGCGCCCAAAGCCTTGGCCTGGCCGCCATCACCTTGAACACTACTGCCAGATGCATCAACATTAACCACAACATTCGAAACAGCAGTGCCGGATGTTGTGACTCCTAGTTTTCCGTCGGAACCTCGCTTCAGAGGAAGAATTGCCTCCGGGCCAGCTTCGCCCATCAGGCCAAAGCGACCGGTGCCGCCGTTGGCGTAAGCGAACATGGTGGGCTTATCGACGATGCCGCCCATTGCGTAGGGCTTGAACGGCGTGGAAGTCGGGAAGAATTTTCCGCCGATACCCGATGTTCCTGTCTTGAACGCATCAGTGGCTGCGCCACTGCCATAGCCAACTCCTTCAGCCGCAGACGCAGGTCCAAGCTTGAGCCCACCACCACCAGCACCAGGCAGCAGTCCAACAATCATGTTGAGGATTGCCATCTGGATCATCTTCGCGATGATCTGACCGGCCATGTCCAAGAAATAGTTGGAGATGTTCTTGAAGAAGCTGTGCAAAGCTTCGCGAGTGGTCTGACTGCCGTCGATGACGCTGTTGAAAGAGTTGCTGAAGGCTTGGCCGATTGTGTTAGCGGCTCCGCTGATCACATTCACAGGGTCAAGAAGATCAGTCAACTCCTGCTTGAGTTCAGCGATATTCGCCTTCATCTGCTGGAACGGAGTTGGGTCGATCTCTTGTTGATAGAGAGACACCATTCCTTCTCGCTTAGCAGGATCTATGTCGGGGTATTGCTGCTTGAGTCGAGCGCGCTCCTGTTCGATCAGCAGACTGTTGTATTCCTCGTCGCTAATCAGGCCTAGTTGGTGCTGACGCTCTTTGAGGTCAAAGTTGAATTGCCTGTTGAGTCTCTCCTGGTCTTCCATTTCTCCGCTGACCCTGATGTAGTCTTTGCCTATACCCGTAAGAGACTTGGCGATCCTGTCGGTAAAGGTGCCAAGAGCCTTGGCGCGATCGAGCCGTGCTTGCTCCGGTGTGTCTGCCTTCTCCTTAGTTGCAAGCAATGCGCGCTCAAACTCCAAAATGTCCGCCTGAACGTCCAGTCCCTGGCGACGCAGGTTTTCGATTCTGACCAGCATGTCGGCCTGAGACTTGCTGAGGTCTTTGGGCTTGCCTGTACCTTTGCCTGTTTCTGTTTCTGTATCCAACCCCGAAACAGGTGGGGTGGTGCCGCCAGTGCCAAAAATGGTTGGATCTATGGGTTTGAACAGGTCGCTTGCTTTAAGCTCTGGTTTATTTTTCAGGTTTGCGTAGTACTTCGTTAAAGCGCGTTTAGCATTTTCGTATTCCTGTGCCTTGCCACGAGGGTCTAACCCTGGCATCACGTCGTCTACGTACTTTTTAGCCTCTAGTTCTATATTTCTTGGGGTACTAGACATCTCAGCGATCTGGCGCAACCCCTTAACACCGAGCGCGATATTCTCCGCAAGAAACTTGAAAAACGGCCCCATTACTTGGACCAGTTGACGCGCCAATATCTCGAACAGGGCGACCAAATCAGAGGCGAAGGTGACAAAACCGTTGTATAGATCTTTGAGTTGCTCTTTATTGGCAATAACCCACTGCTTGATACCGCTAGCAAAATTGTAAAACTTAGTCAAAAGACGTTTTATTTGCTCGTCATTTCCGTTAACCCAGTTGACTACGTCAGTGAGGCTGTCTTGGAATGCGGCGCCCACGCGCGCGAAGAACGCGCCGTAGGTCTCCTGTGCCCGCTTCAGTGCAATGTCTAGGCGCATCCCTGCTTTTTCAGGACCCTGCGCAATTACCTGAGCCAGGTCGTCGTACTCCTCTAACTGGCTTTCAGCAAAGACCACAAAATCAGCAATGGTGACCTCGCCCTTCTTGAAGTCGTCGGCTAGCTGGGCGAGGGACTTGCCATTAGCGGCTGCAAATTTGGCGACAGCACCTGGCAGGCGCTCACCAATCTGGCCTGACATTTCTTCTGCGCTGACCTTGCCCTTCGACAAGACCTGCACGGTTGCTCGAATTAGTGCGTCGAGGTCTTCCTGCGTTTTACCGAAGGCCGTACCAGCGGCGATCAAACCCCTGTAGATACTTTCGGTCTGCTCCAGCGTGAGATTATTTGCCTTGGCTGCGACGGCGACTTGGGCGTAGCCCTTGATCGTCTCTTTGAAGTCGACGGAGTAGTCGGTGCTGATCTGACGGGCTTTGTCCAACAGAACGTTGAACTCCTCCTGCCCGCTTGCAACCTGCGCCAAGGTCTTCTTGGCCAGGCTTAACTCCGCTGAATAGCGGGCCATGCCGGCTGCCTGCTCGACCAGCATGTTCGCTTGCGCGCCAGCTGCTGCACCAGCAAAAGCACCCCCAGGGCCGCCGACCACGCCACCGGCGACGCCGCCAAGGAAACCAAGGGGGCCACCAAAGATTCCGCCAGAAATGGCAGCGCCGCCAATTTGTGCGAGTGCCCGACCAGAAAAGCGGCTGGTGCGGTTGAGCTTGTTCAGGCGCTTATCTAATTGCTCGATCTGACGGCTGTAATTGCGGAATTCGCGCGAACCCAGGGGAACTTCGCGCCGGAGAGCCACCAAAACGTTTCTTTGGCCCTCAAAACTTCTAATGCTGTTGTTGGACGCATTTGCGGCCGCTTTGATGTCCCGCTCAACTTGGCGGTAGCTATTGCCCATCAACTCAATGTCTGCCCGGATTCCGGACATCCCGATGTCGCCGATCTGCTGATAAAGGCTGCTAATTTCGCGCGGAGGCATCGTTGCTGATGCGCGACGGGCCGCTGCAGCCTCTTGTTCAGCGATTGCAGCTCCGCGTTGAGCAGCACGACCGCGGCGGCCGCGACCACTCAGAAGAAAAGCCTCAAGGTCGTCTTGACGACCCATCAAAGCAGTGTCGCGTGACTCAATCTCGGCAATGCGCGCAGTACGAGCCACTTGCTTCTGGAGCTCGTTAATTTGGCGCAACGTGCCGATGTAAGTGTCGCCTCCAATGTTTAGGTTGGCGAAATCTTGGCGGAGTTCCTGTAAACGGACAGATAGTGCTGCGGTGGTGTTGGGCAATTCGCCCAAAGCACCCATGTAGTACTCGCGAATCTCATCTTTCGTATACTCTCTGGCGCCCTTTCCGGGTAGGTTGAGCTTGGTGGACTGTGCTGCAGCGGCAATAACCTGCTGGCGGGCCATAGCGGCCGTGTACGCCTCTTCTTGAATCGTTTGCCGGCTTAGAACATTCAAGTACTCCTGGGAGTCAACTTTTAGGTCAGCGAGTATTTTGCGCCTGGCCGCAAACTGATTGTTGATCTTGGCTCCGGCCTTCCCAGCGAAAGTAGACTCCTGTCGCGCAAGGGAGCGAGCCTTGTTCTTTGTCTCCTCGTAAGCCGCACCAAGGTTGTTTAACTCCTCGGTTAAATCTTTGATGTCTTTGCCGAGAGTTTTATATACCTGGCTTCCTGCTCTTGCTTGACGTTGCAGGCCTTTGAAGGCTTCAATCTGGCCTTCAATCGACTGGATTGAGCGATTGGTTTCCTTCGCAAAATCGTTAATCGCTGTACGTACTTTATTTATTTCTGCATTGCTAAGGCTTGATGCCTTCTCTAGGCCTCTAAATGAGCTTTTCAGCTTCTCTAGCTGCGCGCCACCCTTAACACCGAGCTCGATGGAGAGCTGACTAACGGTCTTACTTGCCATCGGAGCCCTTCTTGCTGAGTTCGCTTAGTGCTGCGGCCTCCATGACCTGAAGGCCCTCAAGCATGTCGCGGCGGTTGTCGACATTGTAGAGGTCAAATAGGCCTCCGGAACTAAGCAGCACCTCATACTTCAAACCCACGTAACCGGCCATACTGGTTGTCCATTGGGTTTGCATCCTCAGGAACATCGTCACGATGTCCCAGTTATCGTCCCAAACCTCAAAGTCGTCGCTGCTTTCTTCCTTGGGCTCCTCAGCGGGCAGGACGATACCGAGTGCGGCAGCATCGTCCTTGGTGTGATCCTCTACCCGCTTTCCGCCGCTAGCCCAGTAGATCGCAGCGTCCTTTAGTTTCCCGCTTTGGCGCCCTCGAAGGTGTCGGTGTAGGCCTTGAGGACTCCGCGGATCCAGTAAGGATCGTCGCTAAGTTCCCGAACAGCCTCGATAGAAAAAGGTAGAGCCTTACCGTTCTCATCCTCGATTCCGTCCCATCCCGTAAGTACAGACTTCAGCAAGTCAAACTCGCTTTTCTCGCTGAGCTTAAGGAATTCGCTGCGGCCCAGTCGCTTGAAGACTGCGTCGAACGTAGTGGTTTCAAATGTGCCGCCGTCTGCAGGCTCTTCAATGCTTACGGGCCACTTGAAGGTTTTGACCTTCTTGCGCACGAACGCCATAAGAAGAAGTAGTAGTTCCGCTTTATCTTACAGGCACAAAAAAGGGCCGCATGAGCGGCCCCGAGGTTGGTGTGATCCGGTTCAGCTCAGGTGTAGCTGAGGCTGAATTCATCATTCCCACTGGTGCTGGGCACGCAGGTATAGGGGATGTTGAACATTGCAATGCCGTCCTGATCGCTGTAGGACACGTCGCCGATGTCGACGCGAGTCGAAGCGAAGTCGACGATGTTGCCAGCAGCGGTGCCGTGAGTGAAGTCCAGGTTGCCCAGGCTGGTGTCACTCAGTGCAGCAGCGAAGTAGTCCTTCGATGCGATGTTGACTGCCTCGATGGTGGTCGAGCCAGTGCCAGCACGGTCGGTCAGGAGAACTTCCTTGGTGCCCCCGACGAGCTCGCGGTAGACCAAAGAGTTGCCGATGTCGAAGCTGAATGCTTGAAGCGCGCCAGCAAACGACAGGAGCTGGAAGCTGCTGGTGTTGCCGTTTTTGAAGATCAGCGGGGTTGCCTGGTTCGCGTAAGTAGCGGAAGGCAGAGCGCTGTCGTCGGGAGCGACGTACACACCGGTAAAGGTGAAGTCGATCGAAGGGATTTCGCCAACGGTGGCGTTGATGCTGAAGGTTCCGCGGCAGCCGGTCACCTTGTGGCGCAGACCATCAATGTTGTAGTAGATGGTGACGCTGGAGAAGCTGGAGCTGACCGGGGCGTAGGTGACGCTGGTCGACGCAACGATGGTTTCGTCGAGACCGCAAGCCTGAAGGGCTTTGCCGTACTGGGGAGCGGTGCCGGCCGTACCAGAACCCGTCAGCTCAACGCTGAAGCTGCACTCAACGCGAGTGTTGGCGAGGAGCTGCTCAGATGCGCCCAGGTAGGGACGAACAAGGTCGCGGTTAACAACGTCACTCTGCTGAGGAGTGATGTTCAGATCCCTCACCAGAACGGCGTCGGCTCCGGTGGGAGTTGGATCCGTCCCGTAGCTCGACTCCGTCTCGATCAGAATCAGGCGTTTCCGCAGTAATAGGGCCATTGCTGGTTACCTCAGATGGTGTTGGGGGAAGCGTGCGCTTGATTAACTTGCGCTCGCCCGTTTCCGGGTCCAGCAGGTAACTCCCGCCTTCACCACGGTGTTCATTAGTCATGGTAAGTCGAGTGGCTTGTTAGGCCCAAGTCTAGATCTGGTGATCTATTGAGTCAGATCAGCAACCTGAGAGCGATACATCACCTCGTACTCACAAAAAACCACCCCAGCGGGTTGATCGGCCTCGAAGAAATTAAAGGTTGTTTGTGCTGGCTGCACGTCAATCGCTATGCCGCCCAACGTCAGATCCGACATCAGCCTGGAGTGCATACTCTGAATTACGGCGTCAGCAGTGCTGTCTGGGGTCGTTCCACGGACAATAACGTTGATTCGCACGCGCAGAGTCCAGTCCAGAGTCGGAAGACTTGTGTTCTGAACCGGGGTGTCCGTAATTGGTTCGATAACAATCGCTGGCGACTCGGCCCGCGCCATCGGTTCAACGCGAGACCTGTAGATACGGCTGCCCACCCCGGCAGTGCCGGCAAGTGCCGTTGCGATTGCACTGAGGATTGATTCGCGCTTGGTAGTCATGGCTTGGAATACAGCGATCCGAAAGGCCCCGGATCTGGTCTCCCATTAACTATGGCCTGCGCACGTCTGTAGATATGACAGTCTGTCTTGCCCGCTGCCTCCAAAGCCTGCATCACCTTGACCCAGTTTTTGAAGGTGTGGCGGTCCATAGCCCTACGCCTTGACCTCTATTGCACTTATTCTTCCGCGTTGAAATTGAATCGTCGTTGTATCACCAATGTTCGCAATATATAAGGCAACCTCATCGCCATCTGCCAGCTCAATCATCCAAAAGCAAAACAATTTTGCAATTTGCCCCGTAGACCCACTAAAAGCGCGGCACTCAGACTGATCAATGCCAACGCCATTCTTGGCCAGCTTGATGCCAAGCGTGTGGTTGTTGCCGGCATAGGCGTCCATGCTCGCTTGCACCATAAACAGCTTGGTGGTGCCGCTGTCATTCTTCAAGCCAAACGTATCGCTCGTTCCAAGCACCACCTGATAATCCGTTGCGCTATCAAAAGTCGCAGTCAGACCAGTGCTCTGATATGTCCCGGCTTGCGCAATTGCAATCGTGCCAGCAGTTGTCTTGCTTGCTTGACCTCGGGCCAGTACACCTTCGATGTAATAGCTCAAGCTTGCCCAAGCCGTCGTACCATCACCAATCTTGTAGCGACGAGTATCAGTCTCGATACCCATCTCACCAGCCAGCAGCACTGGATTAGCCGCCGTCCAAGCTGCAGCAGTACCGTTGCGAAGCTTGAAGCGCGTAATCGTGTCGCTCATGGCACACCGCCGTCGAGTACGTTTCCGGCCACATACTCAGTCGCAGGGCCGCCTCCATCAAGAATAACCAAGCTGTCTGTATCGACACTATCGCCATCAAGCACTGCAGGCGAAACGTCAGCCAACACAGGCGTCGCACTGCGTTGCAGCATCAAATTACAAAACTTTCCATCATCAAGCAACTCAACAGATCGCACCGTATATGGCAGTCCATCTACGTTCACACCAGTGCCATATTGCAAATCGCCAAATTCACCTGCAAGACAAGTGACCTTGTAGTCAGTCGTCAGCACCACCCCATCAGCAACCATCTCGCTTGGCATATCGAGGATCCCAAGCCCATTTGCTGATCCAGACGAAATCGGTACGCCGAAATCAGCGAGAAACACACTTAGGTCTTCGGTGAATGCCATCAGCGATAGCAGGCCCGATGCCGGGGCAGGGCGGAAACAAATGAATTCTAGCCTGTATTAGTCGGGGACACTACGAGGGCGGGTTAAGGTATTGCTGCCGCGAGATCGCTCATCAGCGTGGTGACGCGGGAATCCAGTAAGGCAAGGTCTAGGGCTTCGCCAATGCTGTAGAAGGCGAGGCGGGCGTTGACTGGGAAAGAAGATGAGCCAGCTCCGTCTTCCCTGGCAAATACAAGAAAGTCTCCAGTTGCCGGTGTCTCTGAAGCTGTATTCAAGGTGTAATTCGTGGCTCCAGTGCGCAATGTATAAGAACTGCTTGCGCTGCGACTGACGCCCAAAAGTCCTGTTGCGGGAGGATTGGCGCCTTGATTGCCACTCTGTGTACTGGCTCTGCATCTTCCTGCGTGTTCAACAAGAACGGGGGAAAGTCTGTTCCTAAAAAGACTTGATGCGCCCGTCCCTGTACCGCCGTTGCCGATGTACGCCCCAGCATTGGAAGTATCGGTGTGAAGTTCGGTCAGATAAGTGGTTAAGCTAAAGCTATCTTGCGGATCTGCGTTCCCGGCTCTGTTTGAGTTTAGATACTTCGT